TCAGCAGGTGACATCTGACTCCATTCTTTTTGTTTCCACGAATCTGCTACTTTATCTCGACCAACTTGATAGTTGTAGCTTCGGTCTGATTCGTATACACCTCTGTTGTATTGTTTATTCCATTGAGAATCAGCGACTTTATCACGACCTACACCATAGTTATAATCACGATTAGAAGCGTATTCATTGAACATTTGAGAGCGTCTTGATAAATCATATTGCTTGTCGTTATCGACTAATTGTTGTGCCATTGTATTGGCTTGCGTCATACGTTGAGCGTTTAAATTTGCTGCATCTCCTGCGGCTGCGATTGCAATCTTATTTAATGAATCGGCTGCCAAACCTGAATGACCTAACCCTCGTGCTGCTGCAACTTGACCAGATTGTACATTGTTTTGGTATTGTTGTTGTTTAATTGATTTAATCCCTTGTTGATACAACGGATCTAACTGCTGTAATGCTTGTTTCTGCGCAGTATCATAGTTTATTGGTGTGTAATTATATGAAAACCCTGCCATCTTATCCCTCCTACCATTCTAAAACGTAACGTAAAACTACATCTGTTCCGTTCCCTACAGTGTTATCATCATGTCCTACGATTTTATCGTCATACACATTCCCACGCTTCACGATAATATTTGCAGGGCTTTGTGGTACTGCCCACAAATGATTCGCTGCATTATGATTCGCTGCTATAAATTTCGGGATGTAAATGTAAGTGAAATCATAATCATTTGTTGTACTAGGTGTGTCAAAGTCAGAGAAAACTAAGATCCACCCATTATTGCATTGGGAAAGTTTTTTTGTAGGTGTAATCGTTTGGTCAGCCTTTAAATAATAAGCACCAGACCATAAAACAGTTTGGCTACCTTTCCAACCTTTCCAGGTGCTATTATCTAAATAATTCTTATAAGTATCACCATTCGAATCTTGTGCGTAAATCCATCCAAAACCTGTACCTGTTTGATGGAATACACCTCTTAATGGTTTACCTACTGTTGGGTTATTTTTCGCTCCTGCAATGCAATAGAATGTGTGTAAGCCTACTCCTAAATTGATTAACTCATTTAATAAGTCTTTAGAAGTATCTGATATTGACAGTTTAGGAGTACCGAGATCGGTTGTAAGTTTCGTCATTTGCGCTTTACTTCTTAAATCTATATCTTTTGATACATCATCAGATTGAATTTGGTTTACTGCTGCTATTAATTGATCGAATTCTTCATCTACTTGATTCGAACTAATTCGTGTGCCTGATTGAAAATCGTATCGTCTTTGCCAAGACATCTAATCACCTCTTACGGTTTCTTAATTTGATATTCCATCACAAACCCATAAATCGTTAAAGGCTCGTTAATATTTTCATTACTGATTTGAAATTGAATATCCTTACCTTTTCTACCTATTTTTAATTCATTTTGTACGGTTTCAGAGAAATCCCAATTCGCATCATCCCATGTACTAACATCCCAAATACCAGACCCACCACTTCTAACCTCTCCTGTTAACCCTGAAATGTTCTTCATTTCGAATTGGTCAACAATGATATTTAAATCGAAATTAGATGCGAAGTTTGCCCATTGTTTGGTGATTACCCATGATTTACGGAATTTCTTTCTGTGGACAGGGTAATCAAAGTCAAATATTTTTGTTTTCATTTTGAAGGATATCGGATCACCATTATCTGAAAACTTATTTTCATTGAAACGATAAATAACCCCATCATTACTAGAGAAGTACAGTAAGTTATCTCTAACAATAAAGGAGTTTGCTTTTATATTTGTTAATCTAGTCCATGATTCTAATGTGACATCATATACTAAGGTTAAGCCACTAGGGAAACTTAGGTAATACTTGTTGTCATAGAAGATTGAACTAGCTTGTGCCTTGTCTACTAATCCTACAGACTTTAAAACTGGTAGTATCTTATCACTCATAATTTGAGCAGATATATATTCTTGTTCTGTCGCAAATAAGCTATAAACATGATCATCAGCTAAGAAGAATAAGTTATTTCCTACTTCTTGGACTGAGTTTTGTGCGATACATCCCTTTGGTACATTCAGTTTGATTAATTCCAAATCAGTTAATGTTGCTCCATCACCTTTTAATGCCCATACACTTTTTTTGCAAAAAATAATAAGCGTGTTACGGAACACCCTTAATTCTGTGATTTCATCATTATCTTCTGTTGCTACATCAAAGAAATAAATAGCAGGGAAATAATCATAGACTGCATATCCTAAATATGGATCAAAGTACGAAAAGTGTACTCGATTCTTAACCGTTGGATGTGCTGCCACAAAAATACGATCCTTTTTAATAGCCATTGCACGAAAGTTTGTTAAATTCGCCAAGTCATTTAATCCAGGATTCGTTGTTTCATCTGTTGTTGGTGTATGAGGTGTAACTGTACTTACATTTGTTCCATTATAAGCCTTTAAACTGCCACCATCAGCAATTAAAACTACATCGTTAATACTTCTATTCTTATAAGTAATAAACTTCGTAGTGTTGCTTGTGAGCGTTCCAGTGATAGGTGTTAATGAGCCACTCACATCTTTGTGTAATTGATTATTGCTAACTGCTAATAATTCTGTTGTTCCGTTACTTTTGTTAAAGTCGTATAACTTATATACAGGATTTCGAACATTTAGAGCGTTATTCCAAGTTGTCATAACCCACCTCCTAAAATGTGTGATTTCCTGAAGTATCTGAATTTGTAGCTGTACTATTAATTGGTGTAGTGATTGATGCTGCGTAAAAATTATCGTTGAAGAATAGACGATCCATTCCAGAAGTAGCAGCAACTACATTCACCATAACTGTATCTATAACATGATTTCCTCTTACATGACCAATTTTGGTATTAGAACCTGCAAAGTTAAAAGCGTTCCCTGTATCTGCAACATCTAAAATCATACAGTTCATAATTTTAAAGTGACTACATCCCCCGAAGAAGTTAAAAGCGTGTCTTCCTGACTTTCGGATTGTTGCGCCATTTATTACAATATAACTTGATGATGATTGAGCGTTGATTGCATCGCTTGTTTGTGCTGAATAATCTTCTGAAGCACCTAGTTTAATATTTCGACAACTACCTGTCATAGCAATTGCGTTGGTATAACCATTTATTGTATTACCATCTGAAGTAAGTCCATCCACACCGTTTAAATAAACACCTTCAAATAAGGTTGTTGTAATTTTATTATTTAATAATCTTACTTTTGTTTGTGTTGCATCATCATAGAACTCAACACCATGAGGGGCAGTAAATGTATTACGTTCAAATGTAACGTTTTTATACCCTTTAAACTGTGCGATTTTTGTTAAAAACGGATCAACTGAAATACCTCCAATTATCTCGACTCCATCAGCAGCAATAATCGTATCACCTTGATGTGTACCAATCCCAACATGCCAAGAAGTCGCATCTGCTGAAGCGCCAAATTTTGGGTATAGTATTTTAATATTCTTACAGATTGTATTGTCATTCGCACCAAAGTAAGGGAATCCAGAAGTTGTACCACGTTCAATTTGGATTGCTTCTGCCATCGTACGAGTACCACCACTATCTAAGATGAAGCCATAAAAACCACATCTTTCAACAGTTGCACCATTTATAGCGCACAACTCAATACCATGTGAATAGTAAACATTGTACACTTCTACATCGGCTAGATAGATGTTTTTCGCATAACCTAATGCAATACCTGTTCCATCTTGACCAGAACCATTTAAAATATGTCCTCTTAAATCTATTTTACCGCCAATGATTGTGATATTACTCTTACCTTGTGTATCACCTGTATTGCCATTCTGAAAGATATTATCGTTATGGTAACGAGCTAAACGTGCATCTTTGTGCATAATGATTTTCGCATCATTTGGTAAGATAATCGGACTAGTTAGTTTGAAATTACCTTGTGGAATAACTGTCCATACACCGTTCAATGCGTTACTGTTAATCGCAGTTTGAATAGCTGTTGTATCATCTGCTGATTCATCCCCAACTACCTTAACCACTTTATAGTGCTTATCTCCATTACTTAAACGTTCATGTAATACAGTAAATTCACCTCTAGCATCTACTACTTCCGTGTCGCTCGTACCAGATGAAGCAATAATTATATCAATACGCTCATTTAAAGTTGTATCAACCCCATCAATCCGACTGTTTGTGTCAATAATTGCCTGTTTTACACTAGATGAAGCATGAGTGATGTTTGCTGAATCATGTGCGCTTGTTGAATTTTTATGATTATCTATTTCATCTTGTCGATTTTTAATCTCACTATCTATAATTGTAAAGTTATCAGATAGCGTGATATCAACTTGTTTGTCAGTATCTAATTGATTTGGTTTATACAAACCGTAATTAGGTGTATTCGCCATCAAACTTCACTCCATTTCTTCCCGCCTAACTTATCCCATGTATATAATGTGTTTTGTGTTGGTGCGACTGAAAAGTTTTCGTACCCACTTCTTTTTTGCACGAACCCTCTACCTAATACCGCATTTTCCACATCCACTAATTCTTGTTCTAATGCTAACGCAGGACTATCTTTTGCATTTAATCCTACTGAAAAGTCTTTTAATTGTCCGTATAGTTTCTCTGCCATCCTAACACCATCCTCCATATACATTTCGGATTGATTCAATAGAAGGACGGTTCATAAATCGTACAAATTCTCTCTTACGTTGCACATACTCTGCAAAAGCATCCGATTTTCTGTAGGTTTCATCATCTTTATACATGAATCGTGCGACTGTATATAAAACGAATAGATCGTGAAATGATGAGTGAATTACAGGAACATCACTTGCTTCTGTTAAATAAGGTAAATTCCCCTCATAATAAAGTGTTATTTCTCGTTCATCTTCTGGGGTAGGTTGCAAGATTAATTGATTCGCAAACACCTTGTATCCATCCTTGTTAAAATCGCTCACATTCAATGGATTTAGTGGTGTAGTATTATCGACTACCTGAACAACTTTCGTTAAATCTGAGGGCAATGAATAGGTATTTACACCACTTGTCGTTGTGATGGTCATTAACTTTTGATAACGTGCGACAGGTGTTAAATCATCTAAACAACGATTAACCCAACCGACTATATCTTCATTCTCTAATTCATCATCAACATCTTTGTTTATTTCATCTATAATCTCTTGTAGATTCATTGTTTACCTCCTTTGTTGCGTTATAGTTTCCAAGTGTGTATTAAGAAATACCTAGTGTTGTAGCGACTACCGGTTGAAGAATTGTATATAATTTACTTTGTCCAGTTGGAGTTGGATGGACATTGTCAGTTGTTATACAAGTTGCATCTTCTCCTGAAGTCCAAGCATTTTCAAACTTACAAAGTGGTAAATTTCTAGCTGTCGCAACTTCTGCCATTGCATCTCTAAACGATTGAATCGTCGGTGTTCTTGCAGGATCAGTCGTTCTTGATGGAGAGCAAAGAATTATTTTTGCATTTGGTACTTGTTGTTTCCATCTATCAATAATGATATTAAGGTTAGCTTTATAAGTGGTTGTAGATATTTGAGTACAATCATTCATCCCTAAACCAATAGTAACAAGGTCAGGCTCTAAGTTTGTTACCCAAGGTAAATTGGTAACCATTTTTGAAGATGTTGCACCACCATAACCTTTATTAATTAAGCGAACTGCATCATACTTAGTTCGTAAATAATCTCTAATTTGAGTAGCATAAAACTCTGAACCTTTTAAAGGCGTTGGAGTTCCTGCAACCTTTTGCCATGTAATAGAATCACCTGTTGCTACATATAAAAATCCTTTACGCATTAGAACTCACCTCAATCCCATACATCGAAGCATAAACTTTACCTGTAGTTGTTGCTCCTCGCATTGTCAACATACAATATCCTTGTTCTAAATATTTAAGTTCTCCTCGGTATTGTCGTATAAACGGAGTACCTGCTTTCAAATACATCGGTTCATACCAAACGCTATTACCACCATTCCCGAAGTCTTGGAGATTTGTAGTATGTTGAATAGTTACGATACAATCAACATCTGCTGTAATACTTATGTGTAATGGATATAATTCACACCCTGCTGATGCATACATAGAAATCGTTGTATCGCTCCCTGTAGGTAATGCATTTCCGTTTGAGAATTGGCTTATCGGTCTACCTTCTCGCCAAAGTCTAGCTTCGAAACTTTCTTGTACCGATACAATTTCTTGACCAAATTTAGTTTGAAATGGGTTTTCCCTTTGGTTTTCAATATCCGTTAGTTTCTTATAAACAATCGAACTCATGATACCACCTCCGAAATACTACCATCAGCGTTGAAGATAATATTTTTAGTTTGGTTAATAGGTCCTGTATAAACCTCTGTGATGCTACCATCAACATTAAATGTCGTTGTTTTAGTTAATCCACTTGCAAAGGATTCAGTAATACTACCGTTAGAGTTAAAAGTGGTATTAACTGATTGGTGTGTATTATCCGACACAAAACCTTCTACATCACGTACATCGTTCTTTAACCGAAATGAATTGACCTCAAACGGATGTGAGCCTGTTTGGATTCGAGTTACATCGAATGAAGTGAACTCACAATTCAAACGGATTGTACCATTAGGAGGTACATTATTTGATTTGCCATTCACTGTTAATGTAACTAGTGCATTCCCTTTATTAATAAAGGTCATACCATCTTGCTGTGTAGAAAACGTGAATGTTTGTACACTATTCGTTACTGTGCCTGAATAGTTGGTCACTACACTTCCATTATCTTCTGTGACTGTGCCTAATACCTGTGGCATATCGCACCCCCTATACAATAAAAAAGGGGGAATAGTATCGCTACCACTCCCCCTTAGTTAATTACTTGATCTTTTTACCGTTTTCATCCACTTTATTACCATCTTTATCAACTAACTCTTTAAATTTAAAGCCTTCGCTGATTAAAGCTGCTTCTTGTACTTCATCTTGTACTAATAGTTCACCATTTTCATGAACATATTTTTTATAAATCATCATACTGGAATACTCCTCTCAATTAAGCGTTTTTGTGTGCGTATACTGCTTTTTTACGAGAATCTAATACGAACGCATCATAGTAGATACGACCTTCAACTAACCAACCATTGATCCCAGGAGGATTATCATGCGTTTTGTAGTCTTGTAGTTTCTTAGGTGCTACCATTGCAGACTTATGAACTAAGATAAATTCACGGTTAGCTGGTAAGTAAGAATCTGGAACCATAACAATCGCTACTCCATCAACTTCACCAACTTGTCCGTTAATTAATTTTTGTTGTGCGATTTCAGACGACTTCATGAATGAAGGATCTAGTTTAATAAATTTGTAGAATGATGGTCTAACATAAGCAACACGACCTGTACGAGGTACTTTGTTGTTATCTAGGTATACTCCACCATCTAAAAATGAAGAATAAGCGTTTGATGCAGTAATAACTACTGCTGCTGAATCTCCACTGTTAGCTGTTGCTGCTGCTGCATATTTCGTTAAACGGTAAATATCAATCTCAGGTGTTACTACTTCGTTTAATTGGCGAGCTAATGCTTTACCAGACTCACGAACCATTTGTGAATCAATGTGATTTCCACGGTCAATTGTGAATGTGAATGAACGGTCACGAGTTAGTAAGTAGTTTGCCACTGTATCATCTAACTCTGCTGCTGTACCGTAACGAGCTGAACCAGATCGAGTGTAGTTAGCCATTGCTGCTGTAGCAATTGAATATACATTAATTGCATTTACGCCCTCCCAGCTGAAATCGGTGTGGACAGATTGCTCCGTTAGTGATGTTAAATAAAATCTTTCGTCTACCTTTTTTGCATAAGAACTTGCTAAATTTACTGCCATTGGTTAATCACTCCTTAGTATTTGTAGGAATCAAAACCATCAAGGAAAGGATCAGACGATTCAGTTTGTACACTTCCATGTTGTGTCGTAGAACCTCCAACATTTCGCTTGAAGTTTTGTTCATTTTGTTTGTAAATCTGTTGTTGTTGCTTTAGTTGTTTTGCCATGAAACTTTCATACGCAAATTTCAAAGGTACTCCATTTTCTTGAGCTACTTGAAATACTTCATCTGGTATTCTGTCTGTGTCTGGGTTAAAATCACGGTCATTAAACTCTCTGAACACTTCATTTAACCCTTTAAATTCTTCTATTTCTCTTTGTTCTTGTTCTTTTTGTTGTTGCTGTTGTTCAAATTGTTGTTGAAACTTTTCCATTTCAATCATTTTCTTTGCATATTCTTCAGGAATGTTCTGTTGAATTAACTCATCAATTCGTGACTGTTCCTGTGCTGCTTTGAAATCATTGATGAAATCATTTACGTTATCAAATCCATTGTTTTTAGCTAAATCTTGTAGGAATGTTCTTCCTGGATCGTTTTGTAATTCTTGTAATTGCCCTTGTACTTTGTCGTAATTCATGCCCATTTGAGCGAATTTCGTCATTTCTTCAAGAGTTAATTGTTTTTCTTCTTTGTTATATTTAACGTTAAATAATTGTTGGTCTTGTTCTGAAGGAGTTTCTTCACCTTCTGCAGCAGGCGTTTCCTCACCTTCAGTAGTATCTATTTCAGGAGTTTCGTTATCTGCTGGTAGGTCAGATTCGAAAGTTTCCTCGAAATCATCTGGTAAAATTGCATCCTCGTCAGCCGAGAATAGTTGTAAATTAAGCTTTAACATAGTAACTCTCCTTTTCCCTATGGTTGGGGAATATTTGAATTAGACAGTTTAATGACGTATCTAGGTCAAACCATTATGTTGACTTCAACAATATGGTTAAAACAAAAAGCGCATAAACTGGTATGGTAGTCAGTTCACACGCTTTATTAGGTCTTCTATTACTCTTGGCATATCATTTAAAGTAGTTCCATTTATTGCTTTAAGTTCTTCGTAATACTCATACATTTCAGATTCAGTGATAATCCCTTTTCTAACAAAAAGAGCTAATGTAATCATTACTATATAACTACTCACCTCTTATCACCCTTCTTTGTGTTAGCTTGCTTCTCTTTAATATCTAACTCTCTATGCTTCAAGTTAATTTCTTCTTGTCGTTGAATATGGTCAACTTGCTGTTGTTGTGCTTGTTGCTCCTCATTCACTTGTTGTTGCTGCATCTGTTGTTCTTGTTGCATCTGCATTTGTTGTTGTTGTTGCATTTCCATTTGTTGCTGTTTCAACTCTAGTTCCTGGATTAACTCTTGTTTCTGAGGAATCATTTCATCAGGTACACGTTTTAAGAACTGAACAACATCTAAATAGCCTTGACCTAACATATTGGTAAGTGTTTGTTGTGCTGCAATCTCACTCCAATAAGAAGATTCTCCCACATCTGCACGAACATTTAGCCATGTATCTTTCAATTTACTGAAGTCAAACATGATGATCTGCTTTTGTGTTTCTTCAACAGGTGTTCCATCAATATTCATCTGTGGTTGTTGTGTCATTGGGTCAATCTTCGGTACTTTCACATCCATTGGTAATGGTCTACTACCATAGTAAGTACCCATCATATCAAGTAAAATCTCACCAATATCTTCAATCCATTGGTATAAATTCGCTTTAGGGTTTTCCAAAGGAATAGCAGCACTCTTTTGTACTGCGATAATAGCAGACGTATTATCTGGTCTAACGTTACCTAGTGAAGTATCGTTAATTCCTAACATTTCCTTTGTCTTCTCTATAGCCAATTCGAGAACTTGTACAATTTGACCACTCATATTCCCAGGCGCTAAGTATCCTGCTACTTTACGTATATCTTGTTCTATACCAGTACCGTATATTGGTATTGAAGCACCAATTTCATTGTTGAATTCAGGTACATAATCAGCGTTATACACTGCTTTAGGGAAAGCTGTATGCATTAAATGATACATAACCATAGCAAACATACGGTTAATGAAGATCTGGTTAGGAAGAATCGCTCCACATTGGCTAATACCATGATATGAATTCTTTCTACGTTCCCAGTTCATCCATGCAACAGGATAAGTACTCATGCCTGTGTCTTGTTCTTCATAGATGTACGTCTTTTCAGTACTCTTTGTCGCAAATACCTTTTCAACTTCTTTACCATCTACTAAAACAGTTTTCTTTTCATACATGATGATCCATTGTGCTTTACCATAGCCATCAGCATCAACTTCTATCTTTCCACTGTCACCAGCAGCATCCGTTGTGGTGTTATCCTCTTGTACGTCAGATTCAGCTTGTTTCATCTTGGACCAATACTTCTTCTCTTTTTGCAGGTTCTTAACGGTATCACGACCACTTACAATGATATAAGGTTGTGATTGAACATCTACACTGTTTGCATTACCGAAGTAAACATTCGAACCATCGACTAGTTCCATGCAAATCTCACCGTTAATATCACTTACTTGCTGACCGTTTGACAGGTTAACTACATTACCATATGGCTTCTTACTCATATCAAAATAAAAATGTGCTGCTCCATCGCCAGTATTGGCTGCATCGAACAACACATCTTTAATCTTAATATCCATTTTAAACTTCTCTAATAAATTATTAACCTGTGCAGTGGCTAGTTGACTGTCATCAAACTGATCTATTCCCTCAGTACCAGTTAACGGTTCAAAGTGAATCTTTGCTTTACTAGCAGTCAATGAAGCGACTAAGAATGTAATAACCCTACGAATGATGTTAAATACAGGCTTGGGCATATTTTCAGCATCAACATTGCGCCATTGATCCCCATTAAAGAATGCCCAATTTGCATCAACCATATCATAATAGTTTGGTTTTAATTGATTATTGTATTTCTTTCCACTCTCATAGAGTTTCCAGGCTTTTGTTTTATCTGCCATTATTCCACCTTCTTACGTGCATAAGCGATTGTTTCATCATATGCCATTAGATTATTGAAATCTCTTGCGATTACCTTTTGTTTTCTTCGTTGTTCTTCTAATTCGTGTTGTTCCTCTGTTGTTTGCTCTCTATTTGGCTTCGGCGTACTCTTTTGTCCTAAAAGATACCCTGCACCTAAGATAAGGAGCAAGCCAACAGTAGCGAATACACCACTAAAGAATAGAATCATTTACTCACCCCTTACTCTCGATAAAACTTGTTAAATCATCAATAGTTTTAAGTAAAGTTTGTTGTCCTACATCTTTTCCTAAAATATTTTCAACACGCCTTTTTAACTCATCTCTACGTTCTTTTTCAGCTTCATAAAAGCAATCACATTCTAATGATTTAAATGGGTTAAATGTTTGTAATTCATCACCACATATTTCACATTTAATAGTACGTTTGAACATTTACTCACCCTCTAACCTTGGTAATTGCTCAAATGATTTTATATCTGCTTCTATATCATCACAAAGTTTGTTAAAGCGTTTATAAATACCGTATTGGATTTCGTATTCAGCTTCAATGTTTAAAGCCTTAATAAGCCATTCTAAATAAACCATTTTCAAATCCAAATTCATAACTTTATATCCTCCATTCACCACTTTGTTATAGATTTAATTTGAGGTCTTCCACCTGTTAATTTCTTCACCATCTTCTCATGTTTCTCTTGTGGTGTTGGGTTGTCAGGGTCGCTTTCCTTATCCAACTCTGCATAATGGTATATAAAACGATTTAAAGCCTGTGACATTGCATCCACTTGGTCATCGTTCTTACCATTTGGGAATGCGCTTGCTTCATCTAAGAAAGTTGTTAACCATGATACATTAGAAGGTAAGTG